TATAATATGGTAGAGATGGGGCAGAAACCAGAGTCTTGTCTTTTGACTTGTAAATATTTTGAACATCTGTAATTTCATTAGACAGATATGAATACGTTTGTGAATTTACTTTAGATAAAACTCTTTGAATTGAATATGTTTTACTTAAATCTAAACTTCCCTGCTCAGATACAACTATGATATTGGAAGAAATTACATTAATAACCTTTGAAGAAGTTTTAACCCCATCATTTGATAGGATATCAATTATATCACCAATTCTTAAGTTATGAGGAACTTTTGTACTTAATCTGTAAGTTTGATTTGCAATAACTGTTGATACTTCCGAGATATCAATACTATTTGAAATATTAAACGACCAATCATTCGACAGAGAATCTGTAGGATTTACTCCAAGGGTCTTAATAATTGCATTATCACCACTTTCGCAATAGTAAGTATCATCAACAATATCTACATTTTTAAGAACTGATGTAATTCTTACCTTAATAGACTCTCCAGAATTGGTATTGGATAAACCATATGCATAAACATTTAAACAAACATCAGTTTTATCATTAATTGTTTGTGAAATGTTTTGACATCCAAAAAATTGATTTAAGTTTTTTGAAGTGTATGTTATTATTCCTTCCGTGCCGTCCTCATAAATTACTGACAAATCTCCTGATGATGGGAATCCTACTGTGGAGTCTACATCTAGAGTATTTGCTCCAGATAATACTGTTCCTATGAGTTTTGTCTTAGGATGTACTGAAAAGTTTCCATAAAGAGATCCATCAACTATAATATCCCTATTATATCCAGCATCAAAACTCAATTTGTAGTATATCTTACCAGATTCTTCAAATATCCTTTCAACCTTCGAAATTGAAGCATATCCCTTGGTTATATCAGTATTATCATATGGATCTTGATTTAAAGTGGATCTTTCTAATTCAAATGGGTCTCCAGAAATACTCTCTACAACAAGATCATTCGTAATTTCATAATAAGCTTCTGATGGTTTTATTAAATAATTTTGTGGTTTTATAATCTTTACGTCTTCGCCGTATAATACATTAAACAGAATTTTGAATGATAGATCCGTTCCCCTTGTTGAGTAAAAATCTTTAGATTGTTTAAGGAAAAGATACTTATCTAATGAACTATAAAATTCTCTGTTTTCGAATCCAGGAGTAATTTGATACTTAATCTTTTTGAAAAATTCTTGTAAAAATAAAGAACTTAAGTTTACAATAACCTTTGGGGTTCCATCAGAATTTAATGCTGAGTGGTCACTCGATTCTGTTTCAGAAAATACTAAAGTATCTGGGTTATTTGAATTATTATATGATGATACTGCACTAAATCCTCTTACGCATCCAAGAAAAGAATTTGAAGTTTTGTCTGTATAAGTAATAATCTCATCATCTATTTGCAGCAATCCATATGAATCGGGAAAACCTATAGTATTTGATGCAGGTATTGCATCATCAAGAAAACTAATGTCTGAAGTAAGTACTGTCGATTCAGCATTATCTTTAATAGAATCTAACTTTAGATATTGATCAATATTTTGAAGAATATCTGTCGAAGCACTTTGAAACTCTTGTGAGATATAATATTGTTTTAGAAACTCAGAGACTAAAGGAAATTCTTCCCTCACATATTGGGGAAGTTGATTTTGGATAACGTTATTAAACTGAATTCTTTTTTCTGTCATTTTATGATCTTACTAGGTTCCCGTTGCTGTAGCTTGATGTTACAATATAATTAGATGCTGAAGGATCGAGTCCTGATGAAATCTCATCAGTTATCATTTCAAATACACTCTTATTAATATCTAGTTGAAGATATAAATCCTGCAAACCAATCACATCATTTGACTTTGGAATTGCAGATATCTCAATAATCGATTGTCCGTCTTTTATTTTTCCAGATAAAATATTGATAGGATTTAGTGTAACCAATCCATTTGCATAATCTATCCTACCAACATTTCTTTTTACTATGGTAGCACTTGTTGAATTTGGTGTAGGAACTGTGAATAGGAAAATAGATCCAGTAGACCTATTGCTATCAGGTATGTCCGATAGATAAACATCTTCTTGAAAATCAGAAACTCTAAAAGCAGAAGATTTAATATTGTATCCATCCATACTCTTTATGTAAAAAGCATTACCAAAACCAATTTGATATTCTGCAAAAGCATTCAACACAACTCTCAAGTCTCTTCTAATCTGTATCGTTGTTATATTTGAAGTTACAGATTCGTGACTATCATCAATAATTTTTAGAAACTTACTATACTTAAATCTTGCACCATACTTATTCAATTCTGTAGATTCTGCATATTTGTTTGCATTACTTTGTACAATAGAAGAAACATAAGAAGAACTTGGGGCAAGATTGCTATTGTAGTAAACTTTGGAATCTACTTCCACATACAAATATTTTAGATCTAAAATTTCTGGAACAATTCCTGCAACTGAGTATTTCTTAAGGTCTCTTTTGATATTTTCTTTAATTAAGTTTGGAAGAAAATCACCAGTTCTTGGTTTTATGCTAATAAAAACCTTTCCATATTGTGGTGGAATCAATTCTTCCCCACCAAAAACTGAAATTGATTCTGTTTCTGGGTATATTTTATTTGGAATCAGAGCTTCATAGTCATTTGCGGATAGTGCTCTATTCTGTGATGAATAAATTCTTGGAGCATATTTTTTGATAGAATCAATAGATTCTATATTTTCTCCTCCTTGAGAAACAACTCCAGTCGTTAAGAGAGATATTCCTGAAGTAACAACACTTTCAATACCATTTCTTGTATATGTAAGTCTACCAGAGAACGTAAACTGACTTACTCCATTTCCGCTATCACCATTTGAAACAATATAATCAACTTCAATATAATTGTTGTTTTCTAGTTTTTTGCCAAAGAATACTCCATCACCAAAAATTAATTCATATCTTTCATCTTCTACTTCTTGAATATAATATACTTTAGAATTCTTATTTACATCAAAAACACTATCTTGAAGTCTGTATTTTGTTGATGCAGTTTCTGTTATAGATTTTTTAACTTTTACTGTAATTAAATCTGTATCTATCCCAGCGTTTGGTAAAATAAACCTTTGATTTGGGTTATTTGAGTTATAGACAAAATTATTTGAAAGCAATACTCCTTCGTAGATTTTAATATCATTAAAAGATGCTATGTTATCTACAACAGGAACAGTAATATCATCTAATATTGAGAATATAAAAGATTGATTTCCGAAACTACCAGAACTACTTGCTATTGGACCTTTTTTTAGAGTTAATGCTGATATTCTTGAAGTACCATCAGTTTGGTCTGTTGTATCAACAAAAAAACTGATGGTTGCAGTTGCTGCTTTTCTTGACCTTGGAACATATCCAATATTTCTTGCCAATGCAACAACATTTTCCCTAAGAGTAGCACTATCAATAAACACTTCATTTGCAACCATATTTGCATTATATGAAGTGATATAGGTGTTATATGCCAAGACATCAAGAATTGTTGAAAGATTAGATCCTTCAAAATCGTAGTCAGTAAAATTTGAGTTTGCTCTTAAGTATTCTCTTAAGCTTGATTTAATCTGGTCGAAATCCAGATTTGAAAAGTTTACTAATGGCATTTACCTAGTAGGTTGCAAAACGAACTGTAACTGTTGCGGTGGAACATCGATACCAATAATTCTATAAATGATAACTACATCAAAAGAACCATTGTCATAATCGGGATTTGTTTGAACATCAATCAAACTAACTCTAGGTTCATAGTTGGTTATAGAATTTCTAATTTCATCATTAATAATCGATGCCGAGATTTGATCTACGTTCTCAAATAACGATTTACTTACCTTTGAACCAAATGTATCATTAAAAAATTTTTCTCCAGGTAATGTAAATACAATATTACGAACCGAACGAGCAATTGCAGACTCGTTCTTAAGGGCAATCAAGTCATTCGTCAGAGGATTGCTCTGAAATGTCATACTGATATCTTTAAAACCTTGACTTACCCTTTCTAAAGGCATCGATTATTATAATTCTATCTTATTTATCAGAGATTTTTTGATTCATAGAGGGGTTCTGTTCCATATTCCCAGTCATCATAATCTTCGTCATTACGGATTTTTGAGTGAATTTCATTTTGGTGGTAAAAATCGTGTTTTTT